CAAGGCGATGAGCCAGGGCCAACACCAAGCCGCCCAAAGGCTGTTTAAGCTTTGGTGCGAGTCGATGGGGGTGAAGACAGAGGATTCGCGCCCGATGCTGGAGCTGATCCAATGCTCAGGTGCGGCCGAGATCATTCCACAGCGCCAGATTGACGCCCGTGCGCGCTATCAACTGGTGCTCAGCTATGTCGGGTTATCGACGGCCAGGCTCCTCGATGTGCTGATGCAGCCGTCAGTGATGTGCGGATCCGTGGTGATCTGGCGGGCCGAGGTCGCGCGCATCACGGCGGAGAAAGAGAAGCACGCCCAGGGCGCCGTCGTGCGCCAGGCGTGCGAGAACCTGCGTCTCGCCTTCAGTGTCTATGACCTTCGGCTCGCAAGGGGCGAGATGGAGGAGGCGTTGCGCCGGCGCGAGCTCGACGCCGCCTTGGTCGCCACAGAGGGCTGATGCCGTCGCGCAAGCCCAACAAGCGATTGGACCAGGCCGACATCGCGCGGTTGGTGGCCATGCGCGACGAGGAGCGCGCGTCCTGGATGCAGATCGGCCGGGTCTTCGGCAAGCAGGACTCGGTTTGCAGCAGGATCTACGACCGAGCCAAGGCAGGCGTGCTCGCTTCGGCCACGCCCGCGGACAAAACAGAGCGACAGGCCGCCGCATTGTCACCGGGCGCACGGCGAGCGATGCATAAGTCCATCGGTGGGACGTGCGGATGACGCCGCCTCCCCTTCCAGAGTTCAAAAGCCCCGGCGCCTATGGCCCGGGGTTTTTGCTGTGCGCAGGACTTCATGATCACGCCAGACACGATCAAAGCGGAGCACGACGCGGCGATCGCCGCGCTCACGCCGCAGCAGCTGCGCGCCATCGAGCGTCGCGACCAGGCCCGCCGCATGGCGGCTGTTCGCGGCGCCGCGGGGCCGGATCACCTGGCGGAGATTTTCACGGCGGAAGCCGCCGCCCGATCCGTGGTGTCGTGATGGTGACCGCCGAGACGCTGCGCGCGGCGCACGACCAGGCCATGGCGAGCCTTGACCCGGGCCAGCGCGCCGCGGTCGAGCGGATGATGGACGCGACGGTGCAGGCGACCTTCACCGCGCCGGCGGCCGAGGCCCGGCTGGCGCGCCGGCTGCGCGCCGATGCGGCATCGCTGAACCAGCAGCTGCTGCGCCTGGACGCGCCCAAGGATTAGCGCCCGCGCCTGGCGCGAAGAGATGGCCCTCCTGGACGTCCGGCATCCCCCGGGCGTGAACGCGAAGGCGCGGGACGCCGCAAGATCGGGATGAGGCGCGAGCTGGTCCCGATGGGTCATATCAACGAACAGCTTTGAGAGGAGACTGAACATGACGCACCCAAGCACGACTTGGCGACCGGACGATTCCACGCCGACGCCGTCAATCACCCATACGCGGGAGCAAGACGGATCCGTCACGGTGTCCATCACCGATACCACGCCGCAGACCGTCGCGATCACCCTGCCGGGGGACGCCTGGGCCATGCACATGAAGAGCTTGGCCAGGTTCGGTCCTGGCTAAGCATAAACCGCGTTCTCGATAGCCAGTGAGCGATGTGATGGGAAACAAACCAAACAAACCCGACGGCTACGTCAGTGATTATTCGCGCTTCGAACTCGATATTCAGGATCAACCCCTGCTGCGCGGCGTAAAAACAGAGCCCAATATGCCGACGAAGAAGGCCAGCTATTGGCCCACGCCAATGAAGGGCCGTGCTGGCCCTAAGGGGGGGCCAACCAAGCGGTCGCGAGCCGACTCGCTCCTACGGAAGTTCTGAGAGGAAATGGCTCGCGTCGCGGGGCAAATACCCGTGCTTCAATGCCTCATGCCTGGCTGTCGCCGCTGGTCGCGGCGGTTCAGCGACGAGTGGCTTTGCGGTGATCACTGGCGCCTAGTTCCACGTGACCTGAAGCTGGTGCGCACGACGTTGATCAGGCGCTGGCGACGTCGCCTCGAGAAAACCGAAGCCATCTGGCGCGTCGAGCAAACCCTGGCTTCGCGCCTCGCCTTCACCTCGGCGCGCGCCGCCTATAGGCGCGGCCCAGTACCGATAGTCAGCACAAACCCATTAACCTGTAACCTGGGTCTGAAATTCCGCAAGGCCACGGGGTTTGTAGTCGCGCGGCGTCATGCCGGCGGCTGTTGGGTCCAAGTCGGCTTCGTCGATTTCGAAGTGGCGCGTCATGTCGGGTTCACCACACACTCTCTCGATAGCTTCCAGCGTGCCAAGTCGCCGCGAGCGCGTCATTTGGTCGTGGGTGAGCTCATAACGGCTCCATTCATAAACGGTGATTTTTGCCATTGGGCCACGTCTCCGGTGCGCGTGATGCCGCCCATTTAGGGTGCATGAGCAGGTCACGGGCGGCGTACATAACTCGCGCATAAAGCGCACAATAAGTCGCCTCTGGCGACCACCGAAGCGAACATAACCGTGAAAGCCCGCGACATAACCCGAGTTATGTTCGCGGACCAATAGTTCGGAGAGCAGAATGAATATCGTTTCTGCTCAAGAGCTTATGCCCGAATCGAACTTCGATGAGCCCATGCTTCGCATGTGGCTTTACGGCAAGCAGACGAACACGATCCTCGCCTACGAGGCTGACGCACGTCGTTTTCTCGCTTTTGCCGGCAAGTCGATCCTGCAGGTGACTCTCGCCGACATGCAGGCGTGGGACGCCAGCATGAGCGGCGCCAGCCAGTCGTCCCGGGCGCGCCGGCTCGCTGCGATCAAGTCGCTTCTCAGTTTCCTGACCAAGGAGAACCTGCTGAAGGCGAACGCCGGCGTCGCGATGAGGGTCGCCAAGCCGCAATCCACAAAGGCAGAGCGCATCCTGACCGAGCAGCAGGTGGCGAGGATGATCGGCATGGAGGCCGATCCCCGCCGGCGCGCGCTGCTGCGGGTGCTGTACGTCATGGGTCTGCGCGCGTCCGAGCTCGCCGCGTTGCGCTGGCGGGATATGACCTACATCAGCGCCAAGAAGGGCGGCGAGGCCAGGATCCTCGGCAAAGGCGGCAAGATGCGCAAGGTGGTCGTCCCGCCGACGCTGTGGGCCGAGCTGAGCGGACTCGCCGCAAGCTGCCTCCCAGATTCGCCGGTCGTTCCCGCCTTCGACGGCGGGCTGCTCGACCGCCAGGCCGTCTACCGAGCGGTGAAGAGCGCGGCGAAGCGCGCCGGCATCACGGGCGAAGCCTCGCCACACTGGCTGCGTCACTCCCACTGCAGCCATGCGCTCGATAACGGCTGCCCGATCCACGTCCTCCAGCTGACCGCCGGGCACGCCTCGTTGGCGACCACCAGCGGATACGCGCACGTCAGGCCTGGCGAGAGCTCGGCGTCTTTCATCAAGGGATAGTGCTGATGGCAATCTGCGACTCATACGGTCGAGACATACATTGGCTCCGAGAGCGAGCACCGCGCCGGCCACCATCGTTCGGTGCGCGTTTGCTGTCGCTGATCTTTCCGCTGCAATCGGTGGAAATTTGGGATGCGCTGCAGCTCTGCGAGTTGGCCCAACTTGAGGCGCAACGCGCGGAGCTATCGTCGTTGCTGGCCAAGGTTTCGGTAAAGTGAGCCGATCGCCGCCGCCGCGCCCCGCGCGCGAGGTCCTCAGCGACGCCGCCGACGCGGCGCGGCCGCCGGCCGAGGTGATCAACGAGATCGCCAGCGAGCTCAACCTATTGAGCTCGAGCTGGACAAACCCGGACGCCTTCCTGGAACGCCGCGACTTCCTCACCAAACGGCTGCGCCGGCTGGCCAAGCGCATGACCGCCGAACCGCCTCGTCGATCGTCTCCGTTCGGCGCGCCGCAGGCGCCTCTGGCGATGCTTGGTCGCACGCATCGCGCCGCTGCAACGCCGGCCAAGCCAGGGCGCCCGATCCTTACACTGACGCCGGGCGGCGGGACGCCCACAAAGCCGCCGCAAGGAGTCCGCCCATGAACAATCCCCACGATCACGCCGCGCCGCCGACATCGCCGACTTTGCCGCCCGGGCAAGCCGAGTTTGGCGGGAACGTCTACATGCTCGGCGCGGACGGCAAGTACATGCCCCTGGAAAGCGTCAAGCCGGGAGACCTGCTGAAGGACCAGGTTGCGCGAGACATCTTGGCCCGGGCGGAGAAGCTGTCGGCCGCCATCGCCAAGCTGCGCGACGATGCGATCGAGGAGATGGTGGCGCTGCAGGACACCTTGGCGTCGAAGTACGGCACGACCATCGGCGGCGTCGGCGGCAATATCTCGGTTCAGAGCTATGACGGGACTCGCAAGGTCGAGGTCCAGGTCAACCGCCGGATCACTTACGGGCCCGAGATCCAGGCCGCGAAGAAGCTGGTCGACGAATGCCTTCTGAACTGGGGCAAGGACAGCCCGGCCGAGCTGCGCGCCATCGTCGCCGACGCATTCAACGTCGATCAGGAAGGTCGCTACAGCCGTACCTCGCTCGTCCGTCTCAAGAGGATCAACAGCGAGGATGAGCGCTGGCAGAGGGCGATGCAGGCGATCACCGACGCTGAGACGCCCGACGGCTCGAAGGTCTATGCGCGCTTCTATAAGCGGCGCGTCGCGACGGAGAAGTACCAGCCGGTGTCGCTGGATGCGGCGAACGCGTGAGTCGCTGCGTCGCAGCCGACGCTATCGATCAGCCTCATGCAAGGCAGTAGGGTTTCCTGAGCCATGATCGATCCATCACAGCTGAAAGCCGAACATGACGCTGTGCTCGCGGGCATGAGCCCGTCGCAGCTCGCCGCCGTTCGGCGCGAGATATCGGCGCATCAGCGGCCAGGTCGTCCAGCGGATAACCTTTGGGTCTCGTTCGTCCATGAGGCTACGTTCTGCAACCTGGCCCATAAGGCGGCTTAACAGAGCGACAGGCCGTCGCATTGCGTCCGTGCGCACGACGAGCGATGCATACGTTCAGAGGCGCAGATCGCGCTTCAAGCCATACACCCAGCGAGCGAGCCCCAGATCGAAATGTCTGGGGCTTTTCGCTGTTGGGTCTTGACGGGCGGCGACCTCATGCCGTCGAAGCCGCCCAACCAGCTCGCCGCCAAGTCCAAGGCAGCTCGAGCGGCATCGTATAAGGCTCACGACCAGCGACGTGGATCGGCCGCCTCTCGCGGTTACGGACACCGCTGGCGCTGCGAGCGCGCCGACTACGTGCGTCGGCATCCGCTCTGCGTGAAGTGTCTGGCGAACGGCATCTCGACCTCGACCGCCGTCGTCGATCACATCATTCCGCACCGCGGTGACGAGACCTTGATGTGGGACCAGTTAAACTGGCAGGCTCTCTGCAAGCCGCACCATGACCGCGACAAGCAGCGCGAGGAGCAATGCCGATGAACCGCAGAACATTCTTCGGCCTTGGCTTAGGCGCTTCGGCAGCGCTTGCAGGTGTCAACTCCGCACGCTCGGAATCGGCTTACGCGGTCGCCAGATCGCTGCAGCCGCTCAAGTCGAGCATCCCCATCGGCTTCGATGGGATCATCTCCGAGCTTTATCCAACGGCGACTGACGTCATTATTCTGAGGCATGGTCCGGGTGAGGTGATCAGTCGGCTGTTCGTGAACGGCGTCCAAGTTCAGGCAGAGAACATTGTGATGTCGAGTGGCTTCCACGATCAGGTTGAAGCTGGCGTGGTCTACCGCGAGCCGCATCAGGACGTCACGCTGGGCTTCATCGTTCCGTCCAGCGCAGTCGTCAACTCCACGCCGCCTTGCGCCTCAACACCTCTGACCGAGGTCAGGGGGTAGGCGGGTCTGAAAACCTAAAACCGTTTCGCGTCTGGACCCGCCCCCCAGTCAAATTTTCGCGCGGACGAATTAGAATTTTGGGAATTCCGGCATGCGTCGCGGTCCCAAGGGAGACAGCCCGGAGGCCCAGCGCGCTAAGGGCGAGACCCGGCCGTCACGGAAAGTCGTGCCGATCTTCGCGACCGTGGCAGACCGCCCAGATCCTGAGGACGTCCCGCCGCCGCCCGGCATGAGCGCGGCGGCCAAGAAGATTTGGGCGGAGAAGGTCGCCCGCTACCGCCAGCGTGGCCAGAAGGTCCAAGGCCTGGAGAGTTCACTGCGCTCCTTCTGCGAGCTCGAGGCGGCGCTCAACGCCGCTTACAAGAGCAAGCTCGCCACCATGGCCATGGTCAACGCCCACCGGCTCTGGTCCGCCGAATTCTACGACACGCCGGCGGCGCAGAAAGCTCCCGTTGGCGCCGGACAGAAGTCGGAGAATCGGTTCGCCAACAATGGAAGACGTCACGCCGGAGCCTGAGTTTCGGCGGGACTATGCGGGCATAGCGCAAACTTGGGCGAAAGGCGTCGTCGCCGGCCGTATCGTCGCCTGCAAGTGGGTCAGGCTGGCGTGCAAGCGGCACCTGGACGATCTCAAGCGCGCGAAAAAGGGCAGATGGCCCTACTATTTCGACGCTTGGCACGCCGGCGACGTCTGCGACTTCATTGAGAAGCTGCCACACGTCGAAGGCGTCTGGTGTCGCTGCCGAAACGGGCGGCGCGGGCCCCACGAAGAGCGCTGCGGCCTGATCGATCTTGAAGATCCCCAGGTCTTCATCCTGGCCGTCGTGTTCGGCTGGCGCCGTCGTGAGGACGACGGCCGCCGCTTCTCCGACGTCTATATCGAGATGGCCCGCAAGGGCGCCAAGTCCACACTCACCGCCGGCGTCGCCCTCTACTGCGGCACCTGCGAAGGCGAGATCGGTCCGCAGGTCCTGGTCGGCGCAACGACGGGCGCCCAGGCGCTCAAGGTCTTCGGTCCCGCCAAATGCATGGTCGATAAAAGCCCGGATCTGCGGGAAGCCTTCGGCCTGCAGGCCTTCGCCAAGTCGATCAGCTGCGGCGACAGCGGCGGCTATATCCAGCCGATCAACTCGCGCGGCCAGACCCAGGATGGCCACAACCCCCACCTGGGCATCCTGGACGAGCTTCACGCCCATAAGAGCCGGTCGCTCTACGACGTCATCAAGTCGGCCTTCGGGGCACGGCTGAACCCGCTGCTGTGGGTCATCACCACGGCCGGCTACGACACCAACGGCGTCTGCTACGAGCAGCGCACTTACGTCACCAAGATCCTCGAGGGTGTGTTCGAGGCCGACCACTATTTCGGCATTATCTTCACGATCGACGCGGCCGAGGTCGATTCCGCCGGCAAGGAGATGAAGCCGGCCGACGACCCCTACGACCCCAAGGTCTGGGCCAAGGCCAATCCGATGCTCGGCGTCACGCCGACCCTTTCGTCCATGGAGAAGTACGCCAAGGATGCGCGGGGCTCGCCGTCTGTCGAAGGTGAGTTTCTTACCAAGCGGCTGAATGTCTGGCTGAACGCCGCCGGCGCCTGGCTCAACATGGCCCAGTGGCGCGCCTGCGCCGACCCGACGCTGGACTGGTCCGACTTCGAGGGCTTGGACTGCTGGATCGGCGGGGACCTTGCCGACAAATGCGACATAGCCGCATTGACCCTGGCGGCGTTCAAGCCGCTGCCGGAGCTGTCCGACAAGCTCGGCCTCGACGCCTGCCAGCTGCTGGTGAAGTCAAAATTTTGGCTGCCAGACGCGGTGCTTAAACAACCCGACCATGCCGAGGGCAGGGGTGCTGCGCCGTATCGGACCTGGGCCAAGCAGGGTCACCTGCAGCTGACCGAAGGCGATTGGATCGACCACAACGTCATCGAGGACGAGGTCAACGGCTGGATGGACCGCTTCGCGGTTCAGCGCGCGACCTTCGACCAGTTCGCCGCGGCACAGGGCATGGCGAGCCGGATCAACACCGATCGCGGCCAGGTGATCTGCGAGATTCTGCACAAGAAGGCGAGCTCGGTCACCGATCCCGCCAAGGAGCTTGAGGCGCGCGTCGTCGCCGGACCCCGCATGCTCCGCCACGACGGCAATCCTGTGATGAACTGGATGGCCAGCAACGTCGTGGTCAGCCGCAACATCGACGGGACCATCATCCCGAAGAAGGAATCGAAGATGTCGCCGAACAAGATCGACGGCATCGACTCGGCCGTGAACGCCATCGCGCCGGCGGTGACCGTCGTCATGGATAAGGATGCGCCCGTCATCACCGGCGCCGACACGCTGGTGGTGCTGTAGTGGGTCTGTTCGCCGGGGCCATCCGATGGATGGCCGACGTCGGCGCGGCCATGATGCGCAACCCGTTCGATCCGCGCTTCTGGGGCGGGGCGAGCCAGACGACCCATGCCGGGCAGATCGTCAACGCCGACACGGCCTTCCAGCTGGATGTCGTGCAGTCCGTGCTCGGCCGCCTGTCGGGGACCGTCTCGACACTGCCGGTGATGGTCTTCAGGCGCATCCCCGGCGGTAAGGAGCCCGCGCCCGAGCACCCGCTCTACAAGATCCTGCACAGGCGGCCGAACCGCTTCCAGACGTCCCAGGAGTTCTGGTCGGAGATCGTCTCCTTCCTGGCCTTTTGGCGCAACGCCTATTTCATCATTCACCCTGCCGAGGACGGTTCGCAGGCCGTGGGCGAGCTCGAGCTGCTCCATCCCTCGCGCATGAGCAAGATCGAGCGCCGGATCGACGGCCGCATATATTACAGCTTCTACCGTCTCGCGCCTCAGATGGGCGTCGATGTCTACCGCGACGACGAGATCTCGCACATCCGCATCGGTCCGCTCACGGTCGATGGCTTGCGTGGCCGCTACGTGTTCGAGACGGCGAAGGAGACCTTCGGCCGGGCCCTGGCGGTTGAAGAGTTCGGCGCGCTGTATTTCAAGAATGGGGGCGCCGGCGGCGGCGTTCTGGAGCACCCCGGCACCTTCAAAACGAAGGAAGAGCAGGAGCAATTTCTGCATACGTGGCGCTCCGGCGGCCAAGGTCTGCACCGTCATAAGGACCGCCTGCTCCTCAACAACGTCAAATACACGCCCTACACGGTTCAGAACGACCAGGCGCAGTTCCTCGAGACCCTGAAGGAATGCGCCGTCAAGCTCTGTAGGCTCTGGAACATGCCGCCGCACATGGTCGGCATTTTGGCCCAGGCCACCTTCAACAACATGGAGCAGCAGTCCACCGAGTATGTGGTCTACACGCTCGCCCCCTACATTGTCGGCCTGGAACAAGCGATCTGGCGCGATCTCCTGGTGGGCGACGACCAGGACGAATACTTCGTTGAGTTCAATGTCGCGGGCCTGCTCCGCGGCGACTTCAAGACGCGGATGCAGGGTTATGCCTGGGGCCGCCAGTGGGGATGGTTCAGCGTCAACGACGTGCGCCGCGCCGAAGGACAGCCGGACATCGGCCCGGCCGGCGACCGCTATCTCGAGCCCATGAACATGAGCGCCGCCGGCGCGGCGGGCTCTGACAGCGAGACCACGGCCCCCGGCGGCCCGGGAACCAACGACCCCAACGTCGATGACAACGACCCGGCCCCATAGGGAGCAGACAACCCATGTCGCTTGATTTCTCCGCCTTAGCTACGCAAGCCGCGATGGCCGAGGCGCTGGCCCTATTCAGCACCGGAGAGCGCCTATTCGCCCTTGACGTCGCACGCCTGGGTGCAGGTGTCGGCCGTGGCGCGCCCGATGTCGCCGCGCCGGCATCGATCGCGCTGCTGCGCCTGCACGGTTCCATTCGCCCGCGTGGCGAGGGCGGTATGGAAGGCTTTCGCTCTCGCGTCGCCTCAATCCGCGATAACCCCGACATCGGCGCCGCCGTTCTCGACACAGATGGCCCCGGCGGGACGGTGGCTGGCACGCCTGAGGCCGCTGCTGCTATTGCCGAGCTCGCCGCCGTAAAGCCAGTCATCGCCTTTATCGATACGCTGGCTGCGTCGGCCACTTATTGGATCGCCAGCCAAGCCTCGCAGGTCTGGCTCACGCCGTCCGGCGAGGTGGGCTCGATCGGCGTCCGAGCCATGCACCTCGATGTGTCAAAGGCTATGGCCAACAACGGCATGAACGTGACCGAGATCACCTCGACCGATAGCCCCTACAAGGCAGAGATGTCGCCCTTCGCGCCCCTGTCCGAGGATGCGCTTAGCCACATCCAGGCCCGCGCCAACGCCGAGCACCAGAATTTCATCAACGCCGTCGCTAAAGGCCGAGGCGTCCACCCTGACATCGTGCGCAGCGACTTCGGCAAAGGCCGGACAGTCGGCGCCGAACAGGCGGTACGTCTGGGCATGGCCGACCGTATTGGCTCCCTGTCTGACGCTGTAGCCAGCCTTCGCACCAAGTCCGGGACGGTGCGCCGCCGCACGGCGCTGGCCTTCCGCTGAATCAACCGCTGACGGGCGCTTAGCGCCCTTCGACTTCGCCACCTGCGTGCCGGGCGCAGGGGATGGCGACCTCACGCCCGGCCAATCCCCACATCGACTGGAGCACCCACGATGAAGAACCTGAAGGAAATGCGCGCCGCTCGGGCCGCCAAGGCTAAGCGCGGCCAGGAAGCGACCGTCGCCTATAATCTCCTTGGCGCCATGACCGGACGTACCGCCGAGCAAGATGGCGAGATGACAACGCTGGGCGCGGAGCTGGATACCCTCGAAGCCGAAGTCGCCAATCTCGACCAAGAGATCGTCGCCGAAGAAGCTGCTGTCCGTCGCGCCGGGCTGTTTGGCTCGACCACCATCGCCACGCCCACGGCGCAGGAAGTCCGCACCTTCGGGTCGGCCGCCCGCACGTCCAACGAGGGCAATCCCGAGACGACCGGCGGCTTCAAGGGTCTCCCCGAATTCGCCGCCTGCGTCGTTCAGGCATCGGCCGGTCGCGGTCTTGACCAGCGTCTGCTGGGCTTGCAGGACGGCATTGGCGCCAACGCCCCGGGCGCGTACCAACAGAACCAGGGTAGCGGAGGTGAAGGCTTCCTCGTCCCGCCCGACTTTTCCAAGAAGATCTGGGAACTGGCGGTCGATGACATCGACCTGATGGGCCTGATCGATCCGGAGCCCACCTCGTCTAACGCCGTCGGCGTGCCCAAGGACGAGACGACGCCTTGGGGCGCCGCCGGCGTACAGGCCTATTGGGCCGGCCAGGGCCAGCAGCTCCAGCCCAGTAAGGCGCAGGTCACCGGCAACATGATGCAGCTGCACAAGCTGTACGCTTTCGTCGCCGCCACCGACGAGGTCCTGGCCGACGCGCCCATGCTGCAAGACCGCCTGACCAAGCAGGCGGGTCGCGCCATCGGCTGGCATGCCTCGGACTCGATCATGTGGGGCGACGGCGTCGGCATGCCGCTCGGCTTCATGAACGCCGGGGCCCTGGTCACCGTGCCGAAGGACAACGCCCAGGCGGCCAAGTCCATCAGCATCAACAACATCTTGAACATCCAGGCCCGCGTCCTGCGCGCCGGAGGTCGTCCCGTGTGGCTGGCGAACACCGACGTCATGCCCTCGCTCGGCAGCCTGGTGATCGGCCAGCAGCCGGCGTACCTGGCCAGCGACAAGGCGCTGTCCGAAAGCCCGTTCGACGGCACGCTCGGCGGCTATCCGGTGCTCTTCACCGAGCACTCGCAGACCTGTGGCACGCCGGGCGACCTCGTCTGCGCCAGCCTGCAGGGCTACTATGCGGCCACAAAGGTGGGCGGCGGCGTGGACTTCGCCTCGTCAATCCACCTGTACTTCGACATGGGCATGACGGCCTTCCGCTGGACCTTCCGCATGGCGGGCCAGCCCTATTTGTCGAAGCCTGTCATTCCCGCGAAAAGCGCCAACACCAAGTCGCACTTCGTGGCCCTGGCCCAGCGCGCTTAACCGGCCGCCGCCTAAGCGTAAAGCCCAGGCGGCCGGGCGTCGGCCGCGACTTCCCCATCCAACCTTCGAAGGAAAACGCCCATGTGGTCGTCCCTCAAGCCGTCGCAGCGCGTCGGCGTCGTCGCCGCCATCGATCCGCAAAGCTCCGAGGCTCCCGTCAGCACGCCCTGGATCGACGCCTCCCTCTACGAGAACTACATGGCCGTGATCCAGGCCGGCGCCATGGGCGTGAACGGCACCATCGCGGGCCAGTTCAACCAGGCGCAGGACGCCGCCGGCGCCGGCGTCAAGCCGCTGGTCGGCGCCAGCATCACAGGCCTCACCGAAGCCGTCACAAACGACAGCTCCACCCAGTCGATCATCAACGTCAATGCGGCGGAGATGGACACCAACAACGGCTACCGCTTCCTGCAGCTGACGGTGACCTCCGCGGTCGCGGCCAGCCTAGTCGCCGCCACGGTGCTCGGCTTTGATCCGCACAACGGCTTCGCGTCCGATACCGACGCGGCGTCGGTCCTGCAGATCAACAACTGATCTGAGCCCGTAACGACATGGCGCTCGTCGTCGTCACACCGCCCACGGCCGGCCAGGGCTTGATCTCCCTGGCCGACGCCAAGTCGCAGTGCAATATCGATTATGAAGACGACGACGCTCTTCTCGGCGGCCTCATCCTGGCTGCGACCAAGGCCGTCGAGGCCAATGTCCAGCGCCGCTACCTACCTCAGACCATAAACTGGATTCGGCACGACTGGTGGCACCACATGAAGCTGCCCATCGCGCCGGGCGGCGACAGTTCGCAGATCGTGATCAACCACGTCGGCTATACCGATATCAACGGCTGCCCACAGGTCCTAGACCCATGCCTGTACTGGTCGCGGCCGGATGGAGATACCTTGGCCGTGGTCCGGCGCTGGTTCGCCGTCTGGCCCCTGCTCGGCGACGGCGCGGCGCGCGTCACCATCAATTTCAGCATAACGCCGGACAGCGTCATATCCGACGCCGCTGTCCACGCCTGCAAGCTGCTGGTCTCGCACTGGTATCAGAACCGCGACGCCGTGGTCGGCGTCGATAACCGCGACTCGTCCACGCCGCTGCCATTGGGCGTGGAGTCGCTCCTCACCTTCGAGCGCTGGTCGTAAGGCCGCGCGGAGATCCGCCTCATGACGAAGCTGCGTATCGGCGCCGCCCTTGCGCTGGCCCTGCTGGCGAGCACGGCCCGCGCCACAACGTACAATCCTGTCCACGTGACTGAGACCATCGTCCTGTACGACGTCGCGACCGATAGCTTTTCCGCGCCAGCGTCCACCGATGGTGTCAGTTTCGTCGGCACGCCCATCACGGTGCAGATCGGCGGCACGGCCACGGCGGTGAGCGCCGTGCTCGAGCGCTCGCCCACCGACCCGACGGTCACGGCGGCCTGGTCAACGGTGGATACCTATTCGGGAGCCGCCGCCTCTATCGGCTTCAAGAGCTATCAGGAGGGCGGCATAGGCTGGTGGCGCGTGCGGGTTACGACCGTCACCGGCGGGACCGTCACCATCGCCATGACCGGCCGGCGCCTAGGCTGATACGGGGCGCGTCATATGGCCGCCAACCGAAAACGCGAGATGGTGAGATTCCAGCGCCGCACCGCCGTCAGCGACGGGCTAGGCAATGTCAACGAGGGACCGCTGGAGCCGCTCTGCGGACCCTTCCATGCTCGGCTGCGGCCCATCAACGGCCGCGAGGAGGTTCTGGCGCAGAAGCTTTCCGGCGTGCAGCCCTTCGAGCTCGTCGTGAACTACTGCGCGGCGACCGCCGGCGTCCAGACGGCGGACGTCGCCGTGAACACCCGTACCGGGGCCCTGTATGACATCACCGCCATCCAAAACCCCGATGAACGCAAGCGCGAGCTCAGCATGATCGTCAAAGCCGGGAAGCCCGCCGTTGGCTGATGCGAAAACCAAGGGCATCGACCAGATTAGGGAGCGCTACGCTCGCGTCACGCCCGGCATCCACGCCGCCTCGGCGGCCGAGTTGGATGACCAGGCCGAGGAGCTGATGGCGGCCCAGCGCGCTCGGGTGCGCGTCAAGAGCGGCAAGACCCGAGACTCCATCCGCAAAATCAAGGGCGACGACGACCTGCACATCTTCGTCGTCGCCGGCGGCGAGACGACCACCAAGGAGGCGCGCAAAGGATCCGGCGCGCCCTACGACTATGCGGTGGGCGAGGAGTTCGGCAACGAGCACGCGCCCGCCAATCCCTTCTTCTACGGACCGTACCGCGCAAAGCGGAAAGCGT